TCAAACTCAAGGAATTGGAGGTGCTTCTGCTGGAGGTGGTTCTGGTGGAGCAAGATATAATGGTAATGGAGGAAATGGAACGGCAAACACGGGTGGTGGAGGCGGTGGAGCCGCTTTAGGTCCCCCTCCGTTTGGAGGAATCGGAACAGGCGGCGGAGGTGCTGGCGGATCGGGTATAGTTGTTATAAGATATAGGTTTCAATAGATAAAATTATGGCACATTTTGCAAAAATAAATGAAGACAATAAAGTAATTGGAGTATTAACTTTAAATGACTCTGATATGTTAAATAGTGATGGTGTTGAAACTGAATCAGTAGGTCAACAATATTTAGAAGAACACAATAATTGGCCTGCTCACTTATGGATTCAAACTTCTTACAATACAAGAGACGGAAAATATTATAACACAGATGGTACAGAACACTCTGACCAAACAAAAGCATTCAGAGGAAACTATGCAGCTATTGGTTATACTTGGGATCCAGAAAATAATCTTTTTTGGCCACGTAAACCATATCCTTCATGGACAAAAAATATGTCTACTATACAATGGGAATGTCCTGCTGGAGATCCTCCAATATTAACAGATGAAGAATTTGAACAAAGATCTTATTATAGTTGGAATGAAGAGAACCAATCTTGGGATTTGACAAATATTTAATTTAATATAAATATATTTTATATATTTAAAGTATATGAAAAAGAAAGTTATAACAGAACAAGCATTGTATTATGGCGACGTTTCCATGCCAAAAGGATTTGAAATAGATCCTTTAACTTTAACAAAATCAATGTTTGATTCTTTTTATAAAAGAAAAGAATTTATTTTTTCTAAAGATTGGGACAAATTAAATACATACATTAAAGAACACATAAAATTATATTATAGCATTAATTTAATTAATAAAAAGACATGGGGAAATGTATATAGCCCTGGTGAAAAAACTGAACCAATTTTAAATATTAATCCAGTAGATTTAAAAAATTCTCCTGATTATACTTTATTGTATGGAATAAATACAAATAATTGTAATATAAAAATTTATTATGATGATAATAGAAGAAAGGGAAGAAATTGGGAAATAGAATTACAAAACAATATGTTTGTAATGTTTCCTTCGACCAACATGTATATAGTATCAAACAATCAAACAGATTATTTAAGTTTTGTTCAAACTATTACATATGATTACGTTTAAATTTTATGAAAGATTTAAAAGATTACATGCTTCATTTAAAAAAATGGATTCCTAATTATATTTTAACAAAAACTTTAAAAGAATTAACCAAAGAAAAAAATTGGACAAGGCACACGTATACAGACCTTCAAACTTTACGAAATTACTCTATGAACAAAAACAAAGAATTAGACGTTTGTTGGACAAATAATTTAAATTATTCAAAAGAAATTTATAATTTAGTTTGGAAAGCATTAGAAAAATATATTATCACTGATAATATTAGTGGAAAAACATTTACATCTTGGTCTGGTTTTAGTGAAATTAGATTTAATAGGTATAAAAAAGGACAGATAATGTCAAAACACTCTGATCATATTGTAAGTTTGTTCACAGGGAAAAATAGAGGGATTCCGGTTTTAAGCATAATAGGTGTTTTAAATGACAACTATGAAGGTGGTGAATTTATTATGTTTGATAATTATGAAATTAAATTTAAAGCTGGTGATATTTTAATTTTTCCATCAATTTTTTTGTATCCGCATTTAGTTAAACCAATAAAAAAAGGAACTAGGTACTCTTTTGTATCTTGGTGTTATTAAATGTCAGAACCTATAATACACGGTTTATTTCCTACCCCAGTTGTATCAACAAAAATTAATAGAGATTTTACAAAAAAAGAAATAGATTTTGTATTAAAACAAAAAAATAATTCAATTAAAAATGTAGGTAACTTAATAAGTAAGGATGAGTTTATTTTAAAAAACAAACAACTTAAAAACATAAGAAAATTTTTAGAAAATCAGTGTAATTTTTATTTAAATAATGTTTTAGGTATTAGTGATAAAATTGAATTATATATAACTTTGTCTTGGTTAAATTTTACAGATGGTAAACAATTTCATCATATGCATCAACATACAAATTCTTTAATATCAGGTGTTTTATATTTGAAAGCTGATAAAGAAAACGATACAATTACTTTTGCTAAAAAAGAATATACAGAAATAACTATTCCTACTGAAAAATATAATACGTGGAATTCTGGTTCATGGTGGCTTCCTATTGAAACTGGTCAATTATTAATGTTTCCATCTTTTTTATTACATGGGGTACAAACAAAAAAAGATGATAATTTAAGAATAAGTTTAGCATTTAACACTTTTATAAGTGGAACACTAGGAGGCTCTACAACAAAACTAAAACTAGCAAAGGATAAAATATATAAATGCCTTTAGAAAATTATTTTTGGAGTTTTGAATCAGCAGTCCCAGAAAAAATATGTGATGATATTGTTAAGCACAGTTTATCAAAAAAAGACATGATGGGAAGAACTGGTAATTTTAAAGATAAAGTTTTAACTAAAAAACAAATAAGAGATATTAAGGAAAAAAGAAATTCTGATATTGTCTGGTTAAATGATCCATGGATTTATAAAGAACTACATCCTTATATCTACAAAGCAAATGAAAATGCCGGTTGGAATTTTGAATGGGATTGGTCTGAAGACATGCAATTTACAAAGTATAAACTTAACCAATATTATGATTGGCATTCTGATTCATCGATAAAACCTGATAATAATCCTAATTCACGGTATTATAATAAAATAAGAAAGCTTTCAATGACTTGTCAATTATCAGATGGTTCTGAATATGAGGGAGGAGAGTTAGAATTTGATTTTAGGAACTATTCTCCTCAAATGAGAGATGAAGATAAACATTTAATTAAAGCTACACAAATATTAAAAAAAGGATCTATTATTGTATTTCCTTCATTTGTATGGCATAGAGTTAAACCTGTAACGAAAGGAGTGAGATATTCTTTAGTAATGTGGAACTTAGGATATTCATTTAAATAGTATGGAAAAAGTAGAATTTTTTAATACATCAATTTGGGTTGAACAAAAACCAGAATTTTTAAAATCTTTAAATAAAGCAAGTAACAAGTATGTTGCTGATGCTCGTAAAAGAGAAAAAGAATATATAAAAAGATATGGTGATTTTGGAAGATCATATCATTCAACACCTTTAACCATGGACAATGATTTTTTAGATTTTAGAAATTATATTGTTAAAAAATCTTGGGAATATTTAGATAATCAAGGATATGATCTATCTAATTATAAACCTTTGTTGAGTGAATTATGGGTGCAAGAATTTGCTAAAAAAGGCGGAGGACATCACAGTGCACACATACATTGGAATCAACATGTATCGGGATTTTATTTTTTAAAATGTTCAAACGAAACCTCTTATCCAGTTTTTCATGACCCAAGAACGGGAGCACGTGCAACTAAATTAAAAATGAAACCAGGTAGTGCTGTATTTAATGGTACAGAGTTAGTTCACTTCAAACCTAAACCAGGGACACTAATAATATTTCCAGGATTCTTGGAACATGAATTTGTAGTGGATCATGGTATTAAACCATTTAGATTTATACATTTTAATATACAAGCAATATTAGAGGACCTTATTAAAGATGTCATTTAAAAAAGATAGATACACAATTATACGAAAAGCAATTGATAAAGATCTAGCTTTATTTCTATACAACTATCTTACAATAAAAAAACAAGTTTACGATACGTGTATTAAATCAAGATACATTTCTCCATATGAAACTTTATTAGGTTATTATGAAGGTGAAAATGAACAGATTCCAAATACTTATTCTTGTTATTCAGATATAGCGATGGAGACATTAATGTTAAAATGTCAACTAGCTATGGAAAAAGCAACAGGATTAAAATTATATCCTGCATATACTTATACAAGAATTTATAAAAAAGGTGATATTTTAAAAAGACACAAAGATAGATTTAGCTGTGAAATCTCTACTACCATGAATTTAGGTGGTCATGATTGGCCAATTTATTTAGAGCCATCTGGAAAAGAAGATATGAAAGGTGTTAGAGTAGATTTAAAACCAGGAGATATGTTGGTTTATTCTGGCTGTGAGCTAGAACATTGGAGAGAAAAATTTAAAGGTAAAGAGTGCGTGCAAGTATTTCTTCATTACAATGATAAAAAAACACCAAAAGCCTTAGATAATATTTTTGATAAAAGAATGCATATAGGTTTACCTTCTTGGTTTAAAAATAAAAAATTTTAAAAAAATGAAATATTTTTATTATTACATATCTAAATATTTAGATTCAAAAAAAATAAAAGAATTAAGAAATTTATTAAAACAAGGAAAACCATTTCATCAAAAAGCTGAAACTAAAAAAACATCCAAAGCTTTTTATACACCTTTAAAAAAAGTAAAAAAAATACTACCTGATTTAGAGGATAGGGTATTTAATATAAATAGAGAATCTTTTGGATTTAATATAAATAAATTTTTAAACGATGATCCATGTGTAATAAATATTTACAATGAAAAACATAAAGCTGAATACGATTGGCATTGTGACTGTGAGTCTTTAAATCAAAATTTTACTACAAAACTTACACTGTTGATAAATTTATCTGAAAAAAAATATGAAGGAGGTAAATTAATGTTATTTACAAATTCTATTACAGAAGTAATTTCTTCTTTTGAAGAGCCTGGGTCTATTATTTTGTTTCCATCATATGTGCCACATAAAGTAACCCCAGTAACAAAAGGAGAAAGGATTTCAGGTACTTTTTTTATTACAGGTCCATGGTGGGTTTAAGAACCATAAATTAATATGATTAAATTAATACTAGATAAAGATTGTGATCTTATATACGAATATCTAAAAACAAATACTAGCGGAACATACTCGAAAGAAAATATTAGACCATGGGTGGAGGGCAATGATATAAATTTAAAAGATGTTGAAGATAAAAAAATATACTCTTTAATAACAAATTATATTATTAAATTAAGTATTGTAACATCCTTAAAATACAAAGAAATAATATATCCGACGTTTACTGATTTAGTTTTATGGAATAAAACTAAAAGCATGCCTACACACGTTGATGATAAAATACAAGGTTTTGAGCATAGATACATAACTACAATTACATATTTAAATGATAATTTTACTGGTGGTAAAACTTTTGTAAATAATAAAGAACATCAACCTAAAAAAGGACATACATTAATATTTAAAAGTAAAGATCCTCATGGAGTAACAAAAATAACCAGTGGACAGAGGGGAATTTTAGCTGCTTGGTTTACTAAAGACTTTGAATATTTATCTTTATATGATAAATAAAAATGAAAAATTTTTATACAAAATTAAAAGAGAAAACCTTAGCAAACAATAAACAAAAAAACACTGAGCTTTGGGATGTTGAGGGAATACTCCATAATCAAAAATTTAAATTTGATTTAAGACCTATTAAAAAAAATGCAAAAATAGGTAGCTTTAAAACTAAAGCGGATAAAATGGTATTTGATATAAAGAATGAGTGGATAATAGTAGATATAGAAGAATTACATCAATATTTAAAAGAAAATAAATTAAAAGAAGTGCATTTACAAGATTTGCTATCCAAGCTAGATTGGAATATAATACTACCAAAATAATAAAAAGCATATATAATGAGGTGCTATGCTTCAGAAACTACAATTTAAACCAGGTTTTAATAAACAAATAACACAATCAGGAGCTGAGTCTCAATGGACTGATGGTGATTTTGTTCGATTTAGATATGGACTTCCAGAAAAAATAGGCGGTTGGGAACAACTAACTATTGACAATAGCACTCTTCCCGGTGCAGCAAGAGCACAGCATGTGTGGACATCTTTAGCTGGTGAAAAGTATGCAGCAATTGGAACATCACAAGGTTTGTTTTTATATTATGGTGAAAAGTTTTATGACATTACACCTTTAGATACAGCTATTACTGGAGCTGATTTTGATGCTACAACTGGTTCTCCAACAGTTACTGTAAACAAAACTTCTCATGGATTAAGCGTTGGACGATATATTACTTTTTCATCAGTTACTGTTCCAACAGGATCAGGTTACGCAACAACAGATTTTACAGATAACACATTTGAAATTCACAATGTAACTGCAAATGCATTTGATATTACAATGCCATCTAACTCTGCAGCCACAACTTCAGGAACAGGTTCAGCACAAATAGATCCTTACGTAGTTGTTGGTCCAACCTTTCAGACTGCTGGTTATGGGTGGGGAACATACCTATGGGGTGATTCAACATGGGGAACAGCTAGAACTGTAAGTGACGTGATTCTGGATCCAGGCCTCTGGAGTCTTGACAACTTTGGTCAAATACTAATTGCAACTATTAGAGATGGTAGAACATTTACTTGGGATGCAGGAGCATCTAATCCAAGAGATAATAGAGCAGCAGTTATGTCAGGCGCACCAACTGCATCAAGATTAACTTTAGTATCGGATAGAGATAGACACTTATTTCACTTTGGAACTGAAACAACAATTGGAGATCCAACAACTCAAGATCCAATGTTTATAAGATTCTCAAACCAAGAAGATTATAATACCTATCAACCAACAGCAACTAATACTGCAGGTACATTTAGACTGGATACAGGAAATAAAATTGTAGCTGCCATTCAAGGTAAAGATTATGTGTTTGTATTAACCGATAGCGCAGCATATGTAATTCAATTTGTTGGTCCACCATTTACATTTAGTGTCAGACAAGTTGGAACTAACTGTGGATGTATTGGACTAAATGCAGTTAGCTATTCTAATGGTATGATATTTTGGATGTCAGGTGAAGGTGGATTTTTTGCATTTGATGGTACCGTAAAAGCATTACCTTGTTTAGTAGAAGATTTTGTATTTACAACAACAGGAGATAATTTAGGAATTAACTACGATGCTAATGAAATTATATATGGTGAACACAACACTTTATATAATGAAGTTACTTGGTTTTATCCAAAAGCTGGAAGTATACAAATTGATAGATGTGTTACTTATAACTACGGAGAAAACTGTTGGACAATTGGATCATTAGCTAGATCATCTTATGCAGATACAGGTGTATTTAGTGTACCCTATGCAACTGAATATAATTCAACAGCTACACCTAATTTTAATATTCAAGGAATTACAAATTTATATGGAGCATCAATTTACTATGCTCATGAAACCGGAACCGATCAAGTTAATTCATCAGGTATAACTTCTATTAATGCATATATCCAATCTGGTGATTTTGATATTGCTGCAAGACGAAGTGCATTAGGAGGTACAACTGGACTTGCTGATCTTAGAGGTGATGGTGAATTTATTATGTCTATGAAACGTTTTGTACCAGACTTTCAGGTATTGACCGGTAATTCAAAAGTCACATTATTATTAAATGATTATCCAAGCAACACAGCAGCTAGCTCAAGTCTTGGTCCCTTTACAATTACATCATCTACTGATAAAGTGGATACTAGAGCAAGAGGAAGATTGCTTTCAATAAAAATAGAAAATGATGCCGTAGGTGAAACTTGGCGTTATGGAACATTAAGAGTAGATATAAAACCGGATGGTAGAAGATAATGGCATACACAACACAATACGGATTACCACAAAACGTAGTTAATTATTTAAATCAACAATTACCTACTGCAGATATTTATGGTGGTATTACATCTGTACCTTTTACATTCGATGATGTTGCAGCTGAACAACAAATCGAGTCTCAGGCAGCAACGGGTTTAACACCTGAACAATTATTATTATTACAAAGACAAAATACTGGTGGTGATGGACCAAAAGGTGGAGGAGATTTTGGTAATTTAGACATGGATACAGCTAAAGAATTTAATATAAATGGTAATATTGTTACAGGTTATAAAAATTTAAATACAGGTTTATATCAAGACATATCAGGATTAAATATTCAAAACTTAGGTGGCAACACTATTTATGGCGGAATATTAGATAAGTTAAGTGAAAAAATGGGTTTTAAAAGAAGTGAACCAACTTACCCAGGTTTATTTGATATGGTAAGTCCTAAAGCATTAATTAAAAATCCAGGTATGTTTAAAAGTTTCTTTGCGAGACAAGATGTTGCAAAACAAAAAGCTATACAAGATGCAGTAGATAAAGCTAATCTAGAAGCAGCTAGAGAAGTACAAACAATGCAACAAGCTGCTGCTAATAAAGCTGCTGCTGAAAGAGGTGATAGAAGAGGTGGTTATCAATCTTCATGGGGAGGCGGTGGAGGAGCTAAAGGAGATACCAGTGGATTTATGGGTGGATCAGGCAAAGCATCAGAGATGGGAAGTTTCTAATGGCTAAAGTAGTTGCATACATACCAGAACCAAAACAAGAATACGATGTCGAAAACCAAAGACAAATTATTGAATCTTTGACTACATTAAAAAATGAATTAAACTTTGGTTATCAAAAAGATTTAAAGGATGAACAAGATACATTTAACTGGTTTATATCATGACAATACAATATAAAAATCAAGGTTTTAATTTAACAACTACAAACTTAACAACTATACTAACTATCAATACTAGTTCTGTAGCATTAGTAAAAAGTATTAGTCTTACAAATGAACATAGTAGTAATAATTTAACTGAGATGTATTTACATGATTCTTCTGCATCTGCGGATTATGAATTTTTTCACAAAGATTTAACTGCAGACACAACAGAACAGGCTGCAGGTCAAGTTTTAAATTTAGAAGCAGGAGATAGTATAAAAGTCCAAACAGAGGTTGCAAATGTTGTAAAAGGTGTTATAAGTTATGCATTAATAGACAGATCACAGGAAAACGGATAATGGCACACGACGAAGATATATTAAAAATTAATTGTACAACTCATGTTGTTATTAAAAATAAATTAACTAATAAAGTATATAAAGACGAAGCAGAAAGAGATGCGGATATCAACGACCCTAACACAGCTACAACTGCAGATCATATACAACAAGATCTAACAGTTGAAGTATCACCAAAAGGTCTTGAAGCGCTAAAGAAAGTAATGAGCAAGAATGACAAAAAATCCTAGAGGCGGAACAGAATTACAATTTGAATATTTAAGAAAATACGTTGATCCTAAATTATTAGATCAAGTACAAATCACAACATCTGTACCAGAAAAAATTCCATTACAT